AATTTTTCTATTTTTCTGCGTTGACCATCTGAAAGATATTCGGGGTTATATTCATATTTATCTTTTTCTCCGACATTAGCGATATTTTCAACATCGCATATAAGATTTATCGAACGACCAGTATATTCATCCGTTAATGTTACTTTTGCTTTCATTTTCTTTACAATTTATTTCTTACTTCCTCCTCGTATTTCATCGTGGAAGTTCAGTCTGTTCATTTTCTCCTATTTTCTATTTTTTCGCCCAGCCATGAAATGGCAAGGCATACCGTAATTCCGAGGGCGTGCGCCAGCAGCCACACTTTCCAGCCCCACAGAAAGAAAAGGAATAACTCTAAAAAAATCAATGCTATCATAATTCATCCTCCAGCTCAAAGGCATTCTTCAATGCCAGTTTCGCGTATTTGCAGCCCTCCGCGTCCTTTCTCAAAGATTTCAGCGCGTTTTTCGCGTGCATTTCGCCGCGCCTGTACGCTTTCAGAAATGCGTCATAAAGCTCGTCCCTGTCAAGGGCAATCGTCTCCAAGTCTGTGAATGTGTACTTTGTCTCGCCGACCCAGAACGTTCCCATCTGGTCATTTTCCTGCCATTTTTCGTAAATGATGTGTCCGCAGTCATCAATCGCGTTACCGTCCTCGTCCCAGAAAAGGTAATCACTCTCCCAACGGCACAGGCTGTCGTCCACAGTCAACGCACCGAAGTCGCGCAGGTCTATGCAACCCTTTGGGTTGTTCTCTCTTGTTGCTTTTTCCTGCACAAATAGCAGGATGTCGTTTCTTTTTTTCATTGTCTTTTGTTTTGCGTTTGAAATATAAAACTTTTTTTTTCTGTCATGCGCCCGAAGCGGATTTTCTTCAAATTCGGACGCACGGAAAGGAGTTTTTATGCTGTTTTCAATGCTCGCTTGCATTGTTTTGCAATTCAAAGGTAAAAAATAGAGGCTTTAACCAAACCTCTATTTTTATGCAGATTTTTCACACCTGCACCGTTCCGCTTTCAGTCGTTTTGTTTTATGAGGGACGGCTCAAAGGCAATTTTACCGAAAATCTTTACCCTCCACGTGTGCGGGCAGTCCAAATCAAATTGTAGCTTCTATGAGCCTGCCCAAAGTTTTTTTTCTCCGTGTTTCTGTACTGACGTGATAAACTCACGCATAACCCACCAAAAAGTCGTAGAGGTCGCACATCGCGTCCCAGCATCTTTTTGTATCGTCCAACACTGCACGGAGGTTGTAAGGCGCACCGCGTCTGCCGTGTCCTTCTTCGTCCAGCCATATATACGTTTCCCGGCTTTCGTCAAAGTTATCACAATAGATGTCAAGATTTCTGACAAAACCGATGAATATGTCTTTTGCGTTCCTGTTTTCTGGAAATGGGATTGCAGCCCAGAAATCCCTGCCGCAGGGGGAACGGTAGTTCAGCTCAACGCAATCTTCCTCTATTAGATAGCCGTAATCTCCATGTTCACGCACGAACTTGTCGAGTAGTCCTGTTATCATTGCTGTTTTCATTGCTCTTTAATTGTTTGTTATTACTTTGTTTGTTTCATCCTGAGGCGTTTCGCTGACAACTTCGCCCCTGTGGTACGAAACGGTGTTTCCCGGATAAGCGTAGCCGTTAGCCTCCACCAACTCATCCTCCACAGACACTAACCCCATAAGCAATGCCGCGCCTTTCTCCGATTTTGCGACAAGTTTCATGCCGTCTTTCGTGTACAGCAGTTCGCTTGTGCCCAATTGCTTCATCGCACGAAGCATCAGATTTAATCTGTTTGCTTTGAAAACCTCTACCGTACCGTCAGGGAAACGCAAAGATATATAGGCGCGCTTGTTTGCTCTCAGAACTCCCGAGACGAACTTACGCAAGTCTTCTACGTCAATGTTTGAGGATTTGGTCTCCTTTGCCGGGGGAATGGCTTTTTGCCAATCGGGAAACTTACTCTCCGATACAGTTCCGTCCTTTCCTATGACTTTTCCTTTCAGCTTCGGGTCGAAGTCGTCTTTGCTCGCTACCAAAATTCTAGCGTCCGTTGCAACGGCAAAACCGCTATTGTCGTGGTAAACACCCCCGAGCCTTTCTGCGTATGGGGAATCCTTTAGAGCGGTATAATCGGTAATGCGGAACGTACCGCTCACACGCTTCACGGGCTCGACATACTGATTTTCCAACAGCCAGTCATGCAGACTGACACCACCACGGGTTCCCACTCGATGCAGCCATTCATTCTCTAACACGGGAGACGCTTTCACTTTACTACGTAACTTTGACAGCTCCCTGCTTGTCAGCCCCTGCACAAGTTGTTCCGCCTTTTCATCGCCTTTGCTCAAAGCCTCCAATACGGCGTCAATCTTGGCATCGTCTACTCCGTTTTCCTCTTTGGATTTCGACTTAACCTCTTCGGATTTCGACTTAGCCGTGGCTTCTTTCTCAGCTTTCAGCCGGTCAATTTCGGACTGCACGATTTTCTTATCCGCTCCGGGGTAATCCTTGATTTCTTCGAGGTGCTTAATCTGCGCTTCGATATCCTTTCCGCCGCATTCAACATCGCAGTACGGCTTTGCGGAAATTCTGCCGTCTGTGGTTTTCTCAATTCTTTCACAGGTAACATTCAGCACCTGCAGTTCTCTTTCAATGAGCACATCCGCCACAAATTCCACCTGCTCCCTCTCACTCATGTTGTCAAACACCTCGTAGGGGTCAACCCTCACGCTTATTTCTGTTTCCATTGTCGTTATCTTCTTCTTTAAGAATGTCGTTTACATATTTCACCACGCGCTCATATTCGCGTCCGCTCTTCTTGCTGTCTTTATAAGCCTTGGCAATTAGTTCTTCGCCACTGCCAAAAAAACAGCCTACTTTCCATTTATTGTTAGAGCGAGTCCACGTAAAGTATCGCCCCGACGACCACCAATTTTTGAAAACAATATAATCGGCGTCCCCGCAGACCCATGCATTCCCGTAGACCGTAGCGTTCCCGCCGACCCATGAGTTCCCTCTGACCGTGGCTTTCCCGTAGACCGTAGCGTTCCCGTAGACCCATGCGTTGTCTTCTTGGGATAAATTATTATAACTTTCAATCCAGCCGCCTTTATCGCCGCATTCAACATCGTCGAATGCGGTTATACATTCGATGCGGTGCAGCGTAATATTATCGACTACTTTAGTCTCGGAGGTAATTCTGTATTTCATATCCATTGCCCATTAAATGGTTTGCTTGATTAGCTCAATCGTGTATTTAGGGTTCACCTCGTTGAAGATGAAGTCCACAAAATCACGTCTTGCGCCCTTGTTCAACTCTCGGTAGATGTCCTTGAATGATGTGATGTTACCATTGATGTATGTGTCCACCATATACTCAAAGATGTTGTCCACCTCATAATATCTGCACTGCTGTGATGCTGTCTTTGAATGTCTTTTTGTTCCCATATTCTTGTATGTTTAAAGTGTCAATAACCAAATTTCGGCGAGTTTCTACGCGCCGTCATAGTTCAGCCTTGTTACATTCATGTAACGGTTGTTTTTTTTTATTTGTCGGTTATTCTGAAATCCACACCGTCCTCAATGTGGTTTTTGCAGTATGCGGCAAAATACTCGTCGCATCTCACCTTCAATGACCGCACTCCGAATACGTGGGTGTCGTTGAGTACGTGAAAATGCCCTTTCATGCAGGGCTTCATTACATACTTGTAGTCGCGGTTTGCGACACTTACTTCAGCATAAATGATTTTCTCCATGTTTGTCCTGGTTTGAAATTTGTTCTTGTGCCTCCGCATTTTCATGCGTGGAGGCGTGAAAGGGTTCAGCGGGCGAAAACGAAATTCCCTGTAAACACGTAGTCATTTATGAAAATGTCGCGGGCGAATGCGCCGTAATCGAAGTAACAGCGGATATTTTCGGGTATGTCCATTGTCTCGTCCGCGATTTCTTCCGCAAAATCCTCCTCCGTGTCGTATCTTCCCATATAGCTGTCGCGGAACAGTTCAACGAGGTCTTTGTCCCCGTATGTGTCATCCTCTATCAGCGCGTATTCCGCCCATTCCGCGAATGCTTCATGCTCGCTTTCGTCAAGTCCGTTCATCACGTCCCAGAAGCACGGCGCAATGCGCGTCTCGCTTATGAACGGCGCGGGGATGTCCTGCCAGTCCTCGAAAAAGAGTTCGGGGTGTTTTTCGTCCGCGTGCAGTTCCCTGCAAGCGTCAAGAAAATCCTCCGCGTTTTTGTAGTCAGAAAGTTTCATCCACTTTCCGTCCGTATTTCCTTCTGCGTATTTTTTAGCAGTGCCGCAGTACACTTGTGCATCTAAAAAGTTCATTGTCATTTTTGCTTTAATTGGTTGATGATTGCGTTTCCGTAAAACCGCAAAAGCGGAAATGCGGAAACTGAAAGGGAATTTTCGGGGGCCGAAAAGCGGAAAAGCGGAAAAGCGGAAAACGCCGCCCCGCGAAAATCATTCGCAAGAGGCGTGTAGTTTCTTGTACGTCTCGTACTCGTCAGTGCCTGAAAGCACGTTGTTGAAGTAGTCGCTGTTGTCATTCTCCACAAGGGACACGACTTTTTCAGCCGCTGTAGCCCTCGCTTCAGCCGCTTCCTCAATTCTCGTGCAGTTCTGCGCCTCTTTCCTTTGCCTGTTTGCGTCATACGCGCCTTGCAGGCACGCGCCTAACACGAAAAACGTTACAGAAGCCGCCGCGACGACGAAAAATGTGTCTGAAAGTCTTGTTTTCTCTGTTTTCATTGTCTTTTTTCTTTTGATGTTTGTAAAATGGTTGAAAAAAGTACCCCTGCACGCTGTTACACGTGCAGGGGCATCAAAATAATGAAAACAGGCGAGAATTAACCGCCGTTTGGTTTAGTACTGCAAAATTACTCTGTTAGTTTGTTCCTGCAAAATTTTCAGCGATGAAATTTGCGAGAAATTCACCCCCAGCGTGTGCAGCACTGTGTCAAAGGGGCTTTTTGCCGCGTCCGTGTAGCATTTCACGAGCTTTGCAAGCCCTCTGTAGTCCATGCGCGTTATTGAGTACGCGCCGTTTCTTGTCTTTGTGATTGCCTTGTATGTCTCCATGATTTCATTTTGTTGTTTGGTTGTAACTGCACGCGGGCGGCGTTTTGCGTCCGTCCGCGCCGAAGTCTCTTAAATTTTCCTTTCGCGCTCTCTGTCTTTTATTGTTTTGGTGTCGCTGAGTAGGCGCATTCTTTCCACTAAGCAGGAATTTCGCCCGCCTTGTTAGGTACGGGTTCAAAAGCTCGTCTCACGGCGCGCCGCCCCTGAAAAAGTTCGGGGGCGTTTTTGCCTGCAAGTAGTTCGGGGGCGTTTCCGCCTGTAACGTTCTGCGCGGCAAATGTGCCGTTATGTGTTTTTTTTACGCGGTTCTGGTACTTCCGCGCTGCACGCGCTTTGCCCCCTCAACCATTGCGGGGGCTTGCACCTGCGCACGTGCATGCAGGTATTCACGCGGTCAAAACAACCGCGTGAATGTCAAAAAATGAATAACGGGAAAAACGGAGTTTTGTCTGTGTTGCACGTTTATGTTGTACGTGCTCAAAACCTTATCCGTAACGCTTTGCGTTTTGCAAGTGCGTGCATGGCGGGGCTTGTCTCTTCCCCTGTATGTCTTTGTGCCGTCGCAGGAATCGAACCTGCCACGCTTGTTAAGCGCGTGCCGCAAACGGCGTAAAAAAAGCCGGAATAAATCCGGCTTATCTGTGTTGCTGTTGTTGTGCGTTACTTTCTCAATCTGTATATTGCCTCCGCGTTAATCTTGAATTGTCCGCACGGCATTTCCATTTGCGGATACTGTAGCAGGGTGTCTGCGACAGGCTGCAGAAGTTCCCGCACGGCGTTGATAAACGACCTTAACTCTGTAATGCGCTGCACGCGCTGCACGCGCTGCGTTTCCAGTTCCTCGAGCTTGTCTATCAACGTACGTGCATTGAGGGCTGCAGAGCGGAAACCTGCCAACGTGTTTGCCGTCGTCTTTACAAGTTCGCCGTTTGCAACCGTGCAGACGGCGCGAAATCCGCGTGTTTCGCGCTGCACGAGTTCCGAAGACATTACGCGCTGAAGTTTTGCACGCGTTTCCGCGTCCGTGGTTGCGGCGTTTGCCGTCTTTTTCAGACAATGAAGGAAAATTCCGCGCTGAAGTTCAGGCTGCACGCGCTCCCAGATTGCGCCGGCTTTTGCGTACGCCTCCGCACAAGCTACGGCGTACAGGCGGCGCGGTTTGTTGTCTCCGCGTCCGAGGTTTTCCATTGTTGCGGCGTGTGCAGCCGTTGCCGTGAAACCCTGTGCAACGCGCGCGCCCTGCACCTCTTTAACTCTGGAGTTCCTTGTCTCCTCTTTAATTAAATCTTTTGTTGTCATTATTTTGATTTTTGAAAACATTGCAGGCGTTCCGCGCCCGCGCGGTACGGTTATCTTAACCGCAATACAAAGATAATAAAATCTAACTAACTGACAAAGAATAATGCAAGAAATATGCGTTAAAACTTGTATATAAATTGCCTTTGCAATGTTAATGTATGTAACGATATAAAGCGTTGATTATTAAGGAGTTACTAATTAATACGGAGCAGCTTGCAATATAACGCGCTTTTTGTGTATCTTTGCATAAATATTCAATCAAAATGAAGTTTTCAAAACATGTGCAAGATTGCATAAACATTCATCATCTCACACCGCAAGCCGTGGCTTTTGCGCATCTTGTAGCCCTGTGCAATTTTTCCGAGCAAGACGCAGCTGCTATTGCGTTCCCCGCGTGTCTTACACTTTCCGCTACAGCCGTGAATAATTTTTGTATAAACTTGCATAAACAGGCACCGGGCATTCGGGAACTCATTGATGAGCTGGCAGAACAAGAATGTAAAAAAATGGAAGAATATGCAAAAGAAAAGGAGAAAGAGAGAAGAAAGAAAGAGCTTGAAATATGCAAAAAAAGTAATAATTATAAGCAGTACACAACTAAAGAAGGAATAATTACCGAACTTGCGTCGCTTGTCGAAGTTTCAGAAGGAAAAGAAAAAGCTGAAATTTTATGCAAAATTGCGGATTTGAAGCAAATGAAAAAAGAAAACGACGAAAAAATATGCAAAACAGTACATTTTTATCTCCCTGCTCGCTAAGTACTTATAAATCAACACTTTGCGCTTTTCTTTATATTATACGTTATAATATTAAGCCCCTCCCGCGTGGTAGGCTGGAGGGGTACTCCCCCCCCCGCTGCATGATTTCCAAAGGCGGTTTCGTTCCTTCCCCAGATTTTTATTATTTTTTTTTTGTGGTGTTTTTTTGTTATATGTAAGTGTTTAATTCTCATGTCGTTAGGAAGTATATCCAAACCCTTGTGTGTTTTTCTTCATAAGAATTTAATATTGGTTAAATATTGTTATATTGGTAATTTTCAATGACTTTGGGAGGGGAGTATAGGTGTTTGTCCGTTGTTTTCCGTTTAAGGCGTTAAGAATTTCTTCATGGTATGTTTCATACATTTAAGTTGTTGTCTGTCAAAGAGTAGGTATGTATTATTAGTATTTAGTGTAGAGTAAGGCAGGGTGAAAAATGGAATTTTTTTTGGGGAAAAGGAGAATTTTTTTGAGAAGTTTGTTCATTTTTTGCATGGAGTTTTTTGTGCTTAGCAGGTTGTTTTTCAACGTTTTGGATATTGCTAAAACAGTTTTATTAAAAAGCGTGCACGGTGGTTAAAATTAACAAATATGGTTATTTTTATATGTTCGGGATTGGTTATATTTGCATTTAAGGATGTTGTAAATCAAAGGGAAGTGTTATGGATACATTGAAATACGAGCTGCTTCTGCGTGAGGTGCTGTCTCTGATGCGCGGTGATGAGCTTGACTACGCCCAAAGGAACATGGAGGGTCTTGCGAAGGTTGACGCTGTTCAGGATTTGTTGCGCAATGCGTTGAGGAAGAGCAGTTTGGGAATGTTCAACGGTGTTCCCCACTGTTTTGACGGGAGGGTGTACAGCCCTTTGTCGTGGTCTGACTTCTCGAACCTTGTTTATGACGTTATGAGGGAATGCAGGGTCCCTTTCGGATTTTACGGCAAGACGCAGGGCATCGCGAGGGTTTGCAGGAGCGTTGTCGAGGGCAGGGAGCTTCGTCCCGACAACAGGCTCATGGTTTTCTCGAACTGCGTGTGCGACACGTCCACCGGGGCTGTGCATGACTTCGGCGCGGAGTGGGTGCAGGTCAGCGGGGTCGGGTACAGGTGCGACCCTCTCGCGAAGGCTCCGGTGTGGCTCCAGTTTCTGGAGCAGGTGCTTCCCGACCCCTCCCTGCGCGAGCTTCTCCAGCAGTTCCTCGGGGCTGTGTTCGTTGACAGGTCTGAGGCGAAGATAGAGACGCTTATGATACTGTACGGGGCGGGGAGCAACGGTAAGAGCGTTGTTTACGAGACCGTCTCGGGGCTTCTGGGCAGGGAGAACATATCGAACTTCGCCCTCTCCGCCCTCATGGACGTGGGGGAGCGCAAGAAGAACATAGCGTTCATGAACGGCAAGCGGCTGAACTACTGCAGCGAGATAGACACCGTGTGCTTCGGCAGGGGCAGCGACGCTGTCAAGGGGCTTATAAGCGGCGAGCCTGTGGAGGCGAGGGTGAACTACGGCGACAACTTTACGGCGTACAACATACCGCTTATGATGGCGAACACCAACAGGCTTCCCAAGCTCGTCGATGACTCGTGGGGCATGAGGCGGCGGCTTTGTGTCATCCCCTTTTACGTCGAGATACCGAAGGAGCGGCAGAACACGCACCTTGCGGCGGAGCTGCGGGACGAGTACCCCGGCATCTTCAACTGGGTTATGGAGGGTCGCAGGAAGTTCGTTGAGGGCGGGTGCAAGCTACCTTACTCCGCCGTGGCGGAGCGCGTCATGGAGGAGTACGCCAGCGCGGGGAACACGGTTACGGCGTTCATGTTCGCAAAGGGCTACATGAACGCCTCGGGGGCGGCGGTCGACATAGAGCCGGCGTGGCTGAACAGGCGCGACCTCTACGCCTCGTACAGGCGGTGGTGCTTCAATGGCAAGCGGCAGATAGAGGATGAGCGCGAATTCTCGCGCGTGCTTGAGGCTTCGGGCTGGGAGATGCGCCGCAAGTCTGACGGAATGGCTGTCGGAGTTTACGGTGCGGAGGCTGTCAGGGCGCTGCGCAGGGAGGCTGCGGAGCGTGCGGCTACCGAAAGGCGACGAATCGCCATGGAGTACGAGCGCGAGGCTGCGAGGATTGAGGCTGCGGAGAAGTCGGGGGCGGTGAAGCCGGATGACGCTGCGGCGGAGCTGCGGAAGGCGGAGAAGATGAGGCGGTACGCCACTTGGACGGCGAAGTCGGGAGCAAGGGCGGGCATTGTAGTCAAGGACGGCAGGAGGCTGGCGAAGGGCACTGTCGCGCTTGCGAGGTATCTTGCCGTCGGGGTCTCCAAAATGGAGAAGCTCATGAGCAAGGGCGTGTTTGACGGGGCTTACACGGAGGGGCGCGGCTGCTACTGGTTTGACGTTGACAGGTGCATTGACGCGCTGCGCGACTATGACGAGGGCAGGAAGGGTGTCAAAAGGGACGCTGAAAGCGTGCTTCCGTGATTTTTATGCATGAATTGTACTAATCCTGTAAATAATAATGGCTATGGGAAAGAATGAAGGCAAGGGTGCTGGTGTGCGCCTTGAGAGGAGCTACAGCAGCTTCAGGGTGGTTTTCGCGGCTGGGCGCGGCGGAAGGCTCTGCGTCCGCGTGTCGAATGCGGCGGGGAACTGGTGTGAGGAGTTCGCGGAGGACAACATGATGTACACGTTCCTGCGGGATGCCGCCGCAGACACGCGCATGGACGAGTACGCGCATTCGGTGGTCGCCCTGCACTATATCGTGTCAAACCTGATGTACCCAGACCCGGAGTTCCTGGGGGATGTCGCTGACGCTGTGTCGCGGCTTAACGCCCGCGCCATGGAGCGTGTGGGGGCTGCGAGTGAGGAGGATGACGCACGCGCCTTGGAAGAGGTGCGGACGGCTGCGGAGGTCGCCGCCGAACTGGGAAAGGGGGCGCACGATGAGTGAGGGCAAGGGTGTGCTTACAGCCGGCGAGACCGCCGGTATGCTCGGCGTTTCGGAGCGCGATGTTTACAGCCTTTGCGCCTCTGGCGTGCTGCCGCACTACATCTGCTTTGACAGGGACGCGGTAATGGAGATGAAGGGGAAGATTGAAAGTTTTTTGAAAACAGGCAGTGATTATGAGAATAGGCGATAAAAAGATACGCTTGCGGTTGGACGGGAAGGGGTGATAAGGCTTAAAAATGGCGGAGAGTGGATTATTTTTTCGCCGCAGATACACAACCCTCAATATAAAAATCTTAGCGACAGGTATTTGTCTCTGACTGACCATTGGAAAAGTCTCTGTAAAGAAAAAGGTGCGCCTGTCTGACGCACCTTTTTGTATGTGGTATGCTGTGGCTTCAGCAGTCTCCAAAAAACAAAGTCCCTGTAAGGATGCGCCACATCCCGATTTGCTTTAGCGGCACAAACATCCTCTCAATGCGCTTTTTATGCGCCCCCTGCGCCGCCATGCTTGTGGTTGTATGTCTCTCCCACACGCACGCGAAGCGGTCTTCGGGCATGGCGTACTCGCTTATTATGACAGGGCGCGGGCATTGCTCCGCCCATGAGTAGAACGCCTCGTGGTCAAATGCCGTGCCGTACCCGTGTGTGTTGCGGTAAGGCGGGTCGCAATAGACGATGCAGCCCTCGGGGAGGGGGCATCGCGTGTAGTCGCCGCGCCGGGTTTCCAGCCTTTCCAGACTTTGCAGCCTTTGCAGACTTTCCAGACTTTGCAGCCTTTGCAGACTTTCCAGACTTTGCAGACTTTGCAGCCTTTCCAGACTTTGCAGCCTTTGCAGACTTTCCAGACTTTGCATGAGCCGCCGAAGCCCTATAATCTCCATGTAAGGGGTTGGCAAAGGCATGAATGTCTGCATCCGCTCATAATGCTCCTGCGTGGGGAGCGCCCATTGGGACTTCCCGAAGTAATGCCCCTGCATCTGCGTTCCGAGGCGTTTCCCGACCTCCGCCTGTGTCAGCCCGCTTTCCCTCAATGCTTCGAGCAGGTAACTGCGGAGCTTCCCGCTCTCATTCCTGATGTTTTCGCGCACGTCCACTTCCTTGCATTCGTACCCATGCCGCGCCAGCCACCACTTGGCGTACCTGCGTTTGTACTCCTCATGGTGTGCCATGATGTCTGCCCTGCTTCCGTCCGAGCTTATGCCCATATTGGCGAGCATGGAGGTATCGCCGTGAACCTTCGCAAGGTGCAGCGCGTGCTTCCACTCCTCAACCTCGCGTGAGTAGAGATAGCTCCTGCCGTTGTTGCCGAAGCTCCAGCACAGGCGCACGTAGGGGTCTGTGTCTTTCAGCGCGAAGAAGTCATCGCGGCTTATCCAGCGTTTCTCGTCCCTGTATTTTCCGTTCGCCGCGTCAATGAAGAGCTGCGGCGCGTCCGAGATGTCGTTTGCGATTATACGGCGGAACTTCCCCGACAGGAGGGCGGCGTGGGTTACGGCGCACCCCCCCGCGAAGATGTCAACGAGGCACGGCGTGGGAGGCAGAAACCCTACGATTTCTGCCGCGAAGCGCGACTTGCTGCCCATATAGGGCGTTCCGTACAGTCTCAAGGCTTTTTCGTTGCGGTTTTTGCTGTACGTTGCGCGCTTTTGCGCTTGGGCTGCTCTTTCGGCTTCGCCTTTTGCTCCCCTGCGGATGGCTTTCTCTCCGCCTTTGCGCCTTTGAGGGCGTTCCTTAGCTGTCTTTCGAGCGCGGCGTTCTGCGAACGTGCCCATGAGATTTCCTTTTCGAGTTCAAGTATTCTTTCGTCCTTTGCCTCGACCGCCTTTTTCAGGATGCTGATTCTTTTTGCCCCGAAGGGGTCTGAAAAACTGAAATTTCCCATTTTCCGTGTTTTTTTATGAATTTCTTTTCTCTTTTTGCTATACTTCCTTCTTGGTGGTTATCCTGCCGTTCCTCACCCATCTCTCCAGCTCGGAGGGGTCTATAAGCCGCCTTTCGTGAATGGTATCGCTATGCAGCAGCAGTGTTTGTGGTATGGCGGCAGCGATTCCGTGTCCGTGTGCATCCCGACCTGCTCCTGGCAGATGCCGCATGGGTACGAGCTTCCGCGCATGACGTAGAATGTCTCTGTCCCCGCCGTGCGGTACAGGAACTGCATCCATACGAGTGATGACAGGTATGATGTCATTTCCGCCAGCCCCCTTGCCGCGCTCGTCATCGCGCCCTTCGGGGTGTTGCGCCTGTGCTGCCCCCACCTTTTGCCAAGCCTCGTGATTTCCTTTATGTCCTTGGCTATGGCTGCCGTCGGGAAAGAGCGTTTCTCCGCCTTTTTCCACTCCTTTACCGCCTCGTTTTCCGTCTTTCCGTTGAGTATCGCCCAGAGTGCTGTGATTTCCGCCTCGCGTGCGAGCTTTTCAGTGTACGCCTCCGCCGCCTCCCTTGCGTCCTCCCATTCCTCTTCCGCCATTTCCTCGCAGGTGTCCTTTTCCGCGCCCTCCCTTTTCCCCGCTGCAGCCGCCAGCAGCACCTTGTGTGCTGTTTCGGCGAGTTTCGCGCATTCCGGCGCATCGGCGTTCAGCGGCTCCGGCGATTTGAGCGCGGCGGTAAGGAGAACCGAGAACGGCATCTTCATCATGAAAATGCGGTGTATCAGCCTCCTTATGGCGGCGAGCGCGGCGGCGTACACGGCTTTCTCCGCACTGCCCGCCGTTTCGCGCCTCTGCATCACATATTCTTTCGCCTTGCGCTGCTGCTCCCGCGTGAACGGCTTTTTGCCCTGTGCGCTCATTGTTCTTGGCTGTTGAGGTTATAGAGCAGGTCGGCGGTCTCCTCCTCTTTTTTCTCCTTTATGAGCCTGTCCCATTCGTAGTTCCGTCCGTAGCCGGCGTTCTTCATGATTTCGGAGCCTGTGTGCCTTGACAGCACGCCCGAGTTCACGGACTGCACGGTGTTGTTGACAATCTCCGCCGTGTTCTGGTGTATGTACGGGCTTATGGATGGGTAAACCCAAAAGTTGTAGAAGCGCGAGACCATTTTCGTTTCCACTCCGTAGCCGTAGAGGAATATCCTCATGATGTCATTGAGCGGTGTCTTGTAGTCTTTTGCGTCGAGCATCGCCCTTTCGAGGGAGGGTGAGTATATCAGCTTTATCGCCACTCCGGGGAGGTCTCCCGACTTCACTTCCGGCGGAATGACGGTGAACGAGCCGAGGAAAATCATCTTCAGCAGTGCTTCCAGCTGTAGGCTGAACGCGTTTGACACATCCGGGCGGTTGAGGTATGAGGCATCATCGTCCTTCCCCATTGATATGGCTTTCACCGCACCGTACATATCTCCTTGTATGTCAACATCATCGCCTTTAAGCACCATTATGGGGAAGGCGTATGCCATGTTGTTTTGCGTGAGTTGCGAGATTGCCAGCTCGTAGTTGTCGATGCTGTCCTGCGCGAATGTCCAGCATGGTCCGTGCGCGTCCCTGTGGTATACGACAGGCACGGTCTCGAATCCGTGTTCCGCCTTTTGGAGCAGTTCGTAGCCGTCCAGCCCCGACAGTGTGTCGGGTGCGGTGAAGTCCGCCGCCACGGCTGTTCCGCCGGAAGCCTTTCTGTACGTGTACATATACTTGTCGTCCCAGACTTCCACCCATTCCGTCCTTTTCCTTCCTGAATAAGTGAAGTATCTTCGTGCGAAAGTGTCGAGCTTTCCTGTTATCGGGTTGTAGTGCGGATACAGCGTGTCCCCTTCGAGGAACGACAGCGTGCGCGTGTACAGTTTCCCGTCAAGGAGGTAGAACACAATCGCTCCGTCCCCGGTAATCTTGCAGGAGCGGGCGAACTCGTAGAACCTGACCTCCATGTTTTTTTCGAGCCACCCCTTCTGCATGAGCAGGAACAGCTCGGAGTTCGCGCCGTCCTCCTTTGTGTCGGTAAGCTCGAACTGCACCGGGTTTCCGCACAGATGCACGAGCTGCTGCGCCGTTATAATCATCTGGAACGGCATAGCCACCCTTGATATACGCTGCTTATAGAATTTCTTGTTACCCTGCTCGTCCTCGGTGAACCTTATCCTGTCGGGGTAGAACACCTCGGAGTTGATTTTGTGTCCCCAAGGGTAGAACTCGCGCAGGAAGTCCGACTGCGGCACGACCTGCCACTGCTGCGCCTCCGCCGGGCATGAGGCGGTGTTGAGGTCGGAGACCACCGCCCCCCTCATGTAGCGTGCCGAGGTGATGCGCCCGAAGGGGCGCTTCGTGAAAACGTCTGTCTGTATCATAGCAATCCCAATCCTCTTATTTTCCTGTGTGTATGTGTTATCGTGAATATCATTATCATCATCAGCCCCTCGATGAAGTCAGGGGAATGCCCCACTATCCTTTTCATTTCGGACTTCTTTATTATGCACCATCCCTTGTCGTAAGCCTTGTCGTTTTTCCTTATCGCCTTGCGCTCTCTCATGAGTATGTCCCGCAGCGGCATATCGTGGTACCCCTTGCCCGAGAATTTCCTACCGAGCAGGTCGGGTGCTATGGAGAATCCTCCGTCTGTGAGCTTTTTTGCGAACAGGTACGCCGCCTGTGATTTCAGGTTGCCGTATATGTTCCTGAACTTCGGGTCGACCGCCGCGTTGTTGAGGAACGGCACGGCGCGTGGGAAGAATCCCCTGAACACCTGCCCCAGTCCGTTGAGGTCGTATGTGAACCTCTCCTCCTGCACTCCCCATTCGGCGAGCTTCGCCTTTACGGCTGACACCGTGTCCTTTGCGTTGAGGCGGAATGCGCACACGTCGGCGATGTGGTCTCCGATGAAATGCCACAGGGTGAGGTTGTCGCCCCCCTCGAACGCTGCGTCGCACGAGGCGCGGCTTATGCCGTCCCCCCTCTGCACCGGCGCGGAGAAGAAGCACTCCATGTCGGGTATCTTTATCATGTCGTCCCCCGCCGTCTTGAACTTCCAGTTCCCGCCCAGGTCCCTCTCGCGCTGCTCCTCGGTCTGGTTGACGAGGTTCGCGAGATAGGTCGGGTCGGACTTCATCAGTATCTCGTTCTCGTCAAGCCTCGCCTCGACGAACGCCACTGACTTGACGAACAAATCCTGCGGCTGTCCGTACTTGGCGTATTCGGGTCTCCAGTATGCGTCAATCGTGTCCTTGGCGTTCGCGTACACCTCCTCGCGTGTGTCCCCCCAAATGACAGTCTCCACATCGTCGCCGTCCATGAAGCAGTACCTCACCACGCTGTCGCGCTCCCTTATGGGGTAGCCGTCGTCCCCTATCCACCAGCCGATGAACTTCGCCACCCACGAGTCGGGGTCGGGGTTGCAGGTGCCGATGATGCGGTTCTTCAGCCCGAAGGCGTTTCGGTTACAGGTTATGAGGTACTTGAACTTTGCGTAGTCCATGTGGGTGATTTCGTCGATGCCTATGTAAGCGTACTGCTTCCCCTGAAAGCGGATTTTGAAGTCCTCTATGTTGCCCGAGTGGTACGAGAACTTGAGGAAGCCGCCGGAGCTGAAGTTCCACCTCATGTCGGACTTGGAGCGGTTGTACTCCCCGAACTGCGAGTAGAACATGGGGGATGTTTCTATGAGGTCAGAGAGGTCGTCTATCTCCTTTCTCAGAATGAGTGCGCGGAATTTGGGCGCGTAAATGTCATAAAGAGCCTCCAGCAGGAGCGCGGCGGTTTTCCCGCCGCCCCTTGAGCCTCCGCCTATCACTATGTCGGCGGGACAGGCAAGAATGTTCTCCTGCCCGCCTTTCTGCGGCGATATAAAAAGGGCGGAGTTTTCGGCGTAAGCCTTTTCGCGCATTTCGTCGAAAACGGAATATTCGATTATTTTCTCTTTAATTTCCGGCATTTTTACAAAGAGTGCATCTTGTAACAAATTCAAAGATAGTAAAATAATTTCAAATGTGAATATTTTATCAAAAAAACGCATATTTTGTTTTGTGGATATTTATAAATATCTTACCTTTGGAGTTGCATGAAAGGGAGTTTTCGGACGGGGACGGCGGAAAGACCGCAATCCCCTCCGTTTTCCGCGATACAGTTATGGATAAAGAGGAGATATTGCAGAGAATCAAGGAGAGTGCCGGAGACACCGGGCTTTCCGACAGGACATTGGCGGACTATGTGGACAACAATATGCCGGAGGAGGGGAAAGACCCCGACGATGCCTATTTCACCAGGCACTCGGCGGTGCTGAAGTCCATTGCGGGCAATTTCCGCCACGATGTCGCTTCAGCCGTTGAGGACTTCAAGAAGAACTGGAAGCCCGACCCGGACGGCGACGGTGAGGGCGACTTGAAGAAAGCCCTCGGTGCGCTTGCCGAATGGCAGAAGCGCGTTGAGGGCATGGAGGCGAAACTTGCCGAGGCAGACAGGAGGGAATCCCGCCTTTCGCTTGAGAAGGGCGTGAGGGAGGCGATGCGCGGCAAGGGCGCGTCTGACGAATATGTTCTGGGCAAGGTTCTTGACTCCGCCGACTTCGGCGAGGAGACGGATGCCGCAAAGATTGCGGAGAGCCTTCTTTCCGCCTACGATGCGGAGTACACCGCTTGCAGGGGGCATGGGACTGCCCCGAGGTTCAACGCCGGCGGAGGCGGAGGCGGAGGGTCGAAGGACATCGATGACTTCTTCTCGCGCAAGGCGAAAAGGGAGAGTTGGGCAAAGAGAAACTAAAAGAAAAGAATTATGTACGGACAAGGAAACACATTCGCCTCCGTGGCGGTAAGCCTATCACACGCTCGTCGCGTGTGGCTTGAAGTTCAGGAGACATACAACGGCGGGGGCGTGCTTGGCACTGCGACCGCCTTTCTGACCGGCGGCAAGGGCGTTGTCCCCGCAGGGACTGCCGTGAAGCTGTCGGGCGGGGTGATAACCCCATACGACGATGCCGCCATACAGGCGTGCAAGGATGCCTCGGAGGTTTTGGCTCTTGGCATCAACGGCTATTTGCAGAGCGACATCCACATCGGCGGGTCTTCGGACAAGGGGACAGGCACCGTGGTATTCCACGGCAAGCTGGACGCGAAGATGATAAAGGCGGACACGCTCGCGAAACTCAAGTTGAACACTCTCACCCCCATGATAACATTCGTGGAGTGAGGAAATTCTTCGGAAAATGAACAGATTGAACAGCAACACATACAACGAGCTGTTCTCTGCCGCCCTCGGCGGCGAGAACTGGCAGCATTTCGTTGACAGGTACAACGAGAAGTACGACTATGACACGGTGCCGGACTTTGTTTTCGCCCCCACCTCCATAAGCTACACATTCCAGCAGCTTGTGGCATCGGCTGGCGCGAAGACCCTTCCGGCGTATGTTGACGTTGACAGCCCCGGCTACCTTGCGGCGTTGAGCGACCTGAAAGGAGTTACGGGCAACATCCCCACGCAGAAGAAGTTCTACCGCCTTGACAGGCGCGTGGTGCTTGAGAAACTGCAACTGATAGAGCGTTACGGTCTTGACGCGATGGACAAGAGCATGAGGGACGCTTTCCTGTCGCTTTTGGACGAGAGTACGGACGGACTTATTACCTCGTTCTACAACGCGCTCGCCTACCAGCGCAACCAGATAGTGAGCAAGCACGAGTTCGTGATAGACACCCCGAACAATCCGCGCGGTCTTCACGGCATTACCATAAAGTTCGGCGTGCCTTCGGCGAACACCGACACCTTGAGCGGCACCTCGCGCTGGTGGACTGACGCAGACCACACCACGGAGGGAACGGCTTCCGACCCGCTTGACTACCTGAAGAAGAGGGTGAAGTGGATTCGCAGGGACGGTCATTACACCGGTGCGCTGCGCATGGAGGTGAGCCAAGACCTGTGGGACGACATGACAGGGCACAGCAAGGTGCTGAAGGCTGTCGGGCTTCGCCTTTATCCCGGCGCGGCGAGCGACGCTATCGCCACCTCGCTTGCGAAGAACGCGGACGACGACGCAGTTAAGGAGGCGATACGCAAGATAATCCGCGTTGACAGCATCGTGATACGCGACACATACGCGTTCATCGACAAGCCCGGCACTGACGGCGACGGCAACCCCGACCTTGTAACCGAGCGCATAGAGGCGTTTGACGGCAAGACCGTGGCGTTTGTCCCCGAGGGAGTCTTGGGCGACATACAGGGCGTTGAGCCGATAACCCTCGGCTATGATGATGACAAGGTGGCGGGCTTTGAGGGCAACCGCCTGAAACTTTCGCAGTATGCCGAGCCGCGCACCCACTCCCTTTACATAGAGAGCGAGGCTGCGCAGATTTGCGTGCCTGACAAACCTAACTATATGTTCCGCAGCGTCGTTACGGCGTAAGGCGGACAATACGGTACGGCATCATGGACGGCTGTGTATGCGGGGCTGTCGGGGGGCTGACGATAGAAGCCTACCTCCGGGGCATGGTCTCATACGAAGTCCCTGACGGTGCACTTGCGAGTATAATGCTGCGGCGGGGGCTTGACTTCGGCGTTCCCGCCGCCGCATTGCGCGAGAAGGAGCGCGAGCTTTGCACCGCCGACCTGTATATGTGGTGCGCCGGCACCCCGAGCGCGAAGAACGACACGGAGGACGCGGACGCTGGTTGGAAGCACAAGGAGGGCGGCTGGCAGACGAGCGCGTATGACAAACGCCTGTTGCGGCAGATGGCAAACGACCTCTATGCCAAGTGGGGCGAGGAGGGCGGGAGCCGCAGCCGTTTCGTGATAAAAACCTTCTGACATGGGCATAAGCAATCCGAGGTTTCCGCACAGTTGCAGGATATACCGCATGGAGGGCGCAACCTCTTTCGAGAGCGGCGAAGCCAAAGTGCTGTATGAGGGCGAATGCCGCAAGCAGACGAACACGAGCCTCCGCACGTTCCGCACATCGGGGGTGATAAAGGGCGACTACTCGCTGTCCCTTCCGGGGACGGTGGGGGGAATACTCCCCGGAGACCTCATTGACGTTACGGACAGGCAGGGCGAGTGGAAGGGCTGCATGGTGAGCGACGCTTACGCGGGCAACCTCGGCACCACCGTTTACTTCAACATGGGACATAACTGACATGGGCAAAGACAACGGAAAACTGTTTGACGAGGGCATCGCCAAGGCACGTGGGCTTATACTCAAGGCTTTGGAGGGCAGGATGTCCGCCTTTGCGGACATGATGCTCGCCGACGCTTACAGTCTCCGCAAGGGGTGGAGCAGCTGGAGCGGCAACACCCAGACCGGCTACACGGCTGGCGTGGCGGTCGGCGGAAGGCTTACGGCGGTTAAAAGCACAGGCGAAAGCCTCCCCTCCCCTCTCCGTCCGAAACTCGGCAAGGGCGAGACGGACACGCTTGACCCTGACTATTCGGGGCGGAGAAGGCAGAGTCGCATAGGCACGGCTGACATAGCCACCTCTTACGGCATGGCTCTTGGCTTGATGACGGTCGCGGAGGCTGCGGGGCTTTCCTCGAAAGGCATCGCGTTCAGGATGGCGACCGGCACGGAGTATTCGGAATGGCTTGAGTTCAAGAAGGACTTTGAGGTGCTTGCCGGCTCTTTCGCGGTGGCGGAGGAGCGTCTGCGCAAAGCGCTTGGGAAAGGCGGTTTGGTATGACAGAATGACAAAAAGGCATGAATACGGAGTTCAACTATGACGGCATACTTGCGGATGTCTGCGCGAGACTGAAGGACGCTCTCGGCGTGGAGGTTTACGCGGGTAGCCGTCCCGCAGCGGTGGAAAGGGCGAGGAACGCCTTTGCGGTGGCAAGTCTCGGCGGCGGGATAACCGACGGCGGGGACACTTACCAGAGTTCGCGCCTCCTTGTGTCCCTCTTTGCGAGGGACAGGCAGGGCGGCATTGAGGACACTCCGGCTCTCGGTGCGCTCGTGAGGCGGTGCGCGGGGCTTTTCCCGCTCTCGTGCGGGCTTTATGTGGCGCAGGACGTGAGGATGCTGTATTCGGGGGCTGACACTCTCGGCTTCCACGCCGCCTCTTTGCAGGTGGCTCTCATAATAAGGAAATGACATTAAAAAAGAAAGAAAATGACTGCAGTAACTACAACTACGGGGCTTGACACCCTGCGCGTTCTGTTCAACTCTATGAAGAACGTGTATTACATCAGCACTGTGAACGCGGGGCTTGCGGAACTCGCGAAGTTTGACATGGAGCTGCCTGTGCTTTCGGACGGCGTTACGTTCAACACCGGCGAGGCGAGCGTTACGAAGATAAAGCTCACCACCGGCGCGGAATGGACGAGCGTCGCGGAGGCTGGGGACAGCGACATCACCTTTCAGGTGGCGAGCGTCGCCGGCGCGGTGGCTTCCATCCTCATGGACAAGAAGACTTCGGCGCAGGTTGTCATGACGAACTCGGTGGACGGCAAGACCTACAAGGGGGACGGCTACACCACGGAGCCGAAGAAGCTCGCCGGCGGTCTCTTCATGACGAGCGAGGCTAAGGACAGCGCGATATTCCTGCCGAACATCGAGGGCTACTCCTCGTTCGTGTGCGAGCAGAACAAGCCCGCGTACTTCAACGTGAAGATAACGCCCCTTGCTGACGCTTCGGGCGCGAACTTCTACATAATGGTGCCTTCGGAATGACTTCGGGGGCGCGTAAAGGGACAATAGGGAAACAAACCAACGTCTTCCTCTGACAGGGCTGCGGCGGGCGCGGGAAGTCCGCGTGCGCCGCAGTTTTTTTCGTTTGTCAGGGACGGCGCAAAAAGAGGAAAGGCATGAAGAAAAAGGTTACGCCCCCGGATGCGGCGGCGGAAAAGGAGCTGGACTCCGTGATAAGGGACGGCGCGGACTTCGCGGAGCTTCGCGGCCGGCGCGTGAAGGTGAGGTGGCTGGGGTATTTCGCGATACGCAAGCTGTCGGAAGTCATGGTGGGGAGCAAGGACGAGCGGAGCGTTGCGTGCAAGTGCGCCGCCGCGATACGCCTTAACGGCTACTGGGGCATCCTCCTGTGGTGGTGGGCTTTGTGGCGGTGGTACTTCTATGTCAGGCAGTACAGCGAGGCGGAGCTTCTGCCGCTGATAGAGCTGAGTAAAAAAAAAGTACCGCTCGAGACGTACTTGACCGCTACCATATATCTGACCGCGATGAAGGACACCGTGATGCAGATGACGCGGAAGGAGGCGGAGACTATCCTTCGCGGACGGTATGGGGAAGCCTCTGGGAGTTAGCCAAGCGCACCCCTTGGCTCGCCGAGCCGATGAGGGTTTTCGGCATAGCCGTAACGCCCCCCCTGTATTACATAATGAGCATGAGCGTGGCGCAGGTGGAGCTTATGGCTTGCGACGTGGCGGTGTCGAATTTCCGCCGCTCCAAGGACAAGAAAGACGGTTTCGCAAGCCCGGAGCGCAAGGAGCTTGAGGAGGCTGCGGAGAAATGGAGGAGGAAGTACGGCGACGGCGGGGACGCGAGTGTGGCGTTTGACGCATCGAAATGGAAGGTTGAACATTGAAAGTTGAAAATGAATGGCAAATCTCGGCAATCTGTATTTTGACATCTTATTGCAGGACAAGACGGACAAGCAGCTGAAGGAGATACGCTCCAAGGTCATTGCGGGTCTAAAGAAGGAGCTGCCTGCCCTTGACATAAAGATAGACAGGTCGAAACTTGCCGCCGATGTGCGCAAGGCACTTTCGGGCGAGAAGTTCACGATAGACGTGAGGACTTCCGACGGCAAGGCGTTGGGCAGCCTCACGGCGGGGCAGCTCCGCGCCCAGCGTGCCGCCGCCATTCAGGCGGAGAGCGATGCGAAGGTTGCTCTTGCCAACGCACGCGCCAAGGCTGCGACAGACCGCGCCTCCGCGTCTTTGCAGAGACTGGCTGCGGCTCATGCGGGAGCGGCGGGAGCGGCGGAGCGCAATGCCTCCGCGCTGGGGCGGACGGCATCGGCGGCGCAAAGGACTGTGGGCTTCATGGGCAGCCTCCGCAACGAGCTGGCACAGCTTGGGCAGGTGTATTTTTTCCAGGACTTGGCACGGCGCATAGTGAACGTGGGCGGCGAGCTTGAGAACCAGCGCATAGCGATGGGCGCGATACTGAAGGACACCGGCAAGGCGCAAAGCATATTTGACAAGGTGCAGACGCTGGCTGTGAAAAGTCCTTTCGGGGTGATGCAGCTGAACCAGAGCGCGAAGATGCTCACCGCCTACAACATACAGTACAGCGACCTTTACGACACCCTGCGGCGCATTGCCGACATAAGCGCGGGTGTCGGCGTGAGCATGGACAGGATAATCCTCGCCTACGGTCAGATAAAGGCGAAGCACGTACTTGCCGGCACGGAACTTAGGCAGCTGACGGAGGCGAACCTGCCCATAATCGATATGCTTTCCAAGCAGTACTCGCAACAGGAGGGGCGGCTTGTGAGCGCGGCGGAGATATACGACCGCGTGAGCAAGAAGCAGGTGAGCTTTGAGGACGTGAAAAAAGCCTTTGAGGAGATGACTGATGCCGGCGGTCAGTTCTACAACACGCAGGAGGCGATGAGCGAGAGTTTGCGCTCGAAGTGGAAGAACCTCGGGGATGCCATAGACGTGGCTTTCGGGAGCGTGGCGCAGAGCGGCATCGGGGACGTGATGAAGGGCATGGCGGAGACGCTGACGGACATGACGGGACACTGGCAGACAATGACGGGGGTGATAATCGGCGCTGTTGCCGGATTGAAATCGTACAGAATGTACGCGCTTTTGGCGGCGCGTGCCGTTGACGCTAACCTCATGGGGGCTTTGGCGAAATCCAGAGCCTTGTCCCCGGCAGCCGGGGCAGCCGGGGCTAAGGCGACTGCGGAGAACGTTGCGGGCGCGGGCGTGTATCTGGGGCAGCTAAGAGAGCAGCGTCTTCTCACCGCCTCGAAGGCGAAGTACCTCATAATGACGAAGCAGGTGAACGATGCGGAGACACACGCCTTGCAGAATATGTACAAAATCAACGGCGTTACGCTTTCCAACTGGCAGAACGCCAACAAGGTGCAGAAGGCATGGGCAGGTGTCGGTGTCATGGTGCAGCGTGCCGGTGTTTTTTTGCGCGGCATAGCGGTACAGGCGGGGTGGATGGTTGCGCTGACTGCGGTGTTCTCTATAATCGGGCGCATACAGGAGCGTGCCGCCGCCTTGCGTGAAAGCCTTGAAAGCATAGGCGAGGCAAGCTCCGAGGCGGCGAAGAACCTCCGGGACGTTTCAGATGCCGTGGGCGGGATTGACACCAAGACCGCTGACGGTTCGACGCTTACGGACGGCATAAGGAAAATGGTTCAGACGCTGAAGGACTATTTCCCCGAAAGTGCGGACGGCATACTGGAGAGGATATTCGGCAAGGGCGCGGACGGCAAGGTGAAGAGCCTTGCGGAGAAGTTCACGGAATTGCGCGATGCGATAAATGACGCGCAGGAGGCGGCGCGGCTTCAAAAAACGATGGGCGAGGCGCTTGCCAACATAGACAATGACAACGGCAGTTGGAGGCCCGGCAACTGGAACGTCAAGGACTACATGGACGAGTACGCCGATGCCTTGAAAAATCTTGATAGGGTAATCAGGGAACACGCCGCCGACAACGACAAGCTCGCCGCCGCCCTTGACAAGGTGAAGGGGAAATACCCGGAGTTTTTGAGGATGATGCGCGAGAACGGCGTTGGGGCGAATGACATTGCGGGGCAGATTTCGCTGCTGTACGCGGAAGGCAGCTCTGCAATGAGGCGGCATTTTGAATCGTCAGGAGTGCCTCGACTAATCCCCATGATAGGGGCATATGTTCCCTGGTACAGGCGGCAGCTTCGCAATACTGCCGCGAAACTTGCGGATGAATTTGCGCAAACCTTGGCGCAGCAGGGCCACAAGAAAGGCTCGAAGGCGTGGAACATGGCTGCGCAGCGCAGCCTTGAGGACTTCCTTGACCAGAACAACGTGAATGACGAGCGCGTGAGGCGCGAGGTCAGGGACATGTTCATAAAGAAAACCATATACGTCCATGTGAAGGGCAAGTTCAGCGGCACGGAGAATGTGGTGTCAGAACTTGACAAGTACATATCGGAGGCATTCGGCGGCAAGTATGATTTGGAGGGAAGCACATTGTCGGAGAAGCGCAAGAGTGCGAAAAGTGCTTATGACGCGGCCGTTGAGGAGGTCAAGGCTGCACAGGGCGTGCTTCGCCGCATGGGTGTCCCCACTGACGGCAAGACCATAAAGAAGGTTGCGGGGATGGCCTCCGCCAAGGTCAGGGATGCCGTTGACCTTTACAACAAGGCGGTTGAAAAGGCGAACGCGGGGCGCAAGGGCTTGGCGGCTTTGGGCTGGGACGAGGAGAATAAAAACGACAGACCGCGCACGCCCAAGACCGACACGGCGTTGCAGAATGCACGGAGCGAGCTGAACGAGCTGAGGGAGGCTTACGGCGAATGGAAGAAACTCGGGGAGAGCATGAACGGCGAAGCCGCGCTGAAGATGATGCGCGAAAGCCCATTTGCCAAATGGTTCAGGGACGGCGGTCTTGACAAGGACGGATATGTGCGCCTTTTGGAGCGTCTGAAAAACAGCATGAAAGGCGCAAGCAAAGACAGGCGCACGTTCAGGCTTGAGATAGACAAGATAGAGTTCGGGCTAAGGGAGGAATCTTTGAGGAAAGCCGCCGATGAGGCGTACTCGCAGATACAGGCGTGGCTTCAGGACTTCTCTTCGCGCTGGGACTTGTACAAGAGCCTGAAAAAGACTACCGGCGACAGCAGCCTTGCCCGCATGGCGTTCGGGAACTACGAGATGTGGGACGAGGAGGGTCGCAAGCTGCTGGAGCATCTGGAGGGCGAAATGCGGAAAAAGGGTATCACCGCGCCATTGCGCCTTGACATGGGCGGCAAGGAGGCTGAAAACTTCTTCGGCAAGAACAAAGGGCTTTTGGAGCTTTACAAGGAGCTTCAGAGGCAGATACGCGCCACAGGGCGCGAGTGGCTGACCGAGGCGGCGGAGGCGCAGAAAAGCCTCATGACCACCGAGGACAAGATACAGAGGCTGAAAGAAAGAATACAGGAGGTGCTTGACGCTAACAACAGGGGCGAGATTTCCGATGAGGTGATGACCCCGATAGTGTCGGGGCTTGAAAAGCAGATAACGGAGCTGGAGCGCGAGGCTTTCCGCGCCACTGACGTTTACCGCCGCCTATTCGGGAGCTGGGAGCATCTGGGCGTGAAAGGCATAAAGAACATACGCGCCGAGCTTGACGCGCTGATAAGCAGCGCGAAAGACGACGGCAAGGGCGGCTTCACGCTCACAGGACAGGACGGCAATCAGTACAAGGCATCCGCCGGCGACCTCAAGCGGCTCAACGAGCTGAAGCCAAAGACCGATGAGTATTTTAACAAGAAGAACCCTTTCGGGCAAATATCCAAGAGTTTAGGGAAACTTTTCGGCAAGAAGGTGACAAAGGACGAGAAGCAGAAAGCCCTGAAGGACTTGGGCGACAGCGTTCTTGTGGTGAACGGCTATGTAGGCGAGCTGACTTCGAGCTTTGGGCGTCTTTTCAGTGCGCAGGGCAATGAGAGCATGGCGGAGGCGATGCAGATGACAGGCACTGTGGTAAGCGGCATAAGCGGCGTGATACAGGGCTTCCAGAACGGCGGCGTGCTTGGCGGGGCTGTCTCCGCCCTTTCCGCCGTGGCGAACATAATGACCACCGCCACGGAGCAGCGCAACGCCCGGCTGGAGCGGAGGATAGAGGCGAGCCGACGGAGGGTTGAGAGGATTGAAGCCTACCTGTCGTCGTTTGACAGCAGCACGAAGTACGCCTTGGGCAACAGCTATTCGCGGAGCGTGGACAGGCTGGAACTGAACAGGCAGCGTGCCGACCTGATAAGAATTCGCGACCTTTATAAGGAGATAGCGCGTGCGAAAGCCTACACCAAGCGCAATGACACGGAGCGCATAGAGAGCCTTGAGAGGGAGAAGGCACTTTTGGAGAAGCTGTACTCCTTTGACAGCGGGCACACTTTCCAGAGCCAGATGCAGGTGAATCTCGCGCAGAAGTACGCCGAACTCCGCGAGTTGTACTACCAGCGGGACAAGGAATGGGCCAAGAGCAACACCTCGAAGAGCAAGATAAACGAGTACAACAGCAATATAAAGGACAAGCTACAGGAGATACGCGACTATGAGGAGGAGGTGGCGAACACCCTTTACGGCATCGATTTAAAGGGGTGGTCTGACGACCTTTCGGACGCTCTTGTGAGCGCGTGGCAGAACGGCACGGACGCAATGGACGCATTCTCGCAGAAGGCGGGGGACATAATGAACTCCATGATAAAGAAATGGCTGTCGTTGGAGTTTATCCAGCCGCGCATGAAGGAGATACAGTCCCTTTTGTTCGGCGATGACGGTCAGGGCGGCTTCATGGGGGACGGCAAGCTGACGCAGGACGAGATTTCACAGGTGGCTGAAAGGGTTCTGTCGTTGCAGGACAACATAGGGGAGTGGGGCGACACTGTGAACAAGCTGATAGACGGTCTGAAGGAGAGCGGCGTGCAGTTCGGGGACAGCGCATCGGGGCTTAGCAAGGGCATACAGGGCGTAACGGAAAGCACGGCGGATTTGCTTGCGTCCTACATAAACGGAATGCGTGCCGATTTGTCCCTTGTTCGCGAGAGCCTCCGTGAGCTTGCGGAGGAGAACCTTGCGGGCTTCGGGGCGGTTGCGCGGCAGCAGCTTTCGGAGCTTCGCAACATAAGTGCGAACACGCTGCGCAACGCGGACGCGACAGGCGAGCTTCTGGCGATTTTGAGGGCTAACACCATTGCGGGACGCGGCTTCCGCGTGGCATAAAAAGAACTGAAAATGAAGGAACATTCTCTTTACATACAGCGTGCCGGCGAGGAAGTGGCGAAAGGCACGGCGGAGGAATGGTACTGCGGAGTAACGGATGCTTGCGCCGCTGTTGACGGCGGTTTCAAGGACTTTGCGTCCAAGAGCTGGCAGGGCGAGGACGGCGAGGACGTTTACATACCCGCGACACCCCGCCTTGCCGCCTATGACGCGGAATGGGAGCTTTGCTACAAGGGTTCCGGCAGGGAGGCGTTCGCCACCTTGGAAGCGATGCGCACATGGCTTTCGGGGAAGCTCCTGACGCTTTACGACCCATATACCGGCATGGGGCGGCGGGGCGCGTGGCTGAAAGGCTTCAGTTCGCCCAAGTACACGCGGCGCAAGGGCGCGGAGGTGCTTCGCTTCACGCTGACTTTCAGGATTACCGCCCCGGGAGGCGGCGTTACCGCCACGGAGGAGGGCGGAGAGGTTAAACTTACGGAAAACTCATAAGGGATGTGGACTGTATATAAAAAGGACGGCACTGCGGCGGGCTGCACGGTGTGGAGCTTGGAGTATCACGGCGAGCGCATGGGCGAGCGGTATGTGAGCGCGGACATTGAGAGTGCGGAGCCGCTGTCGCTCGGCGTGGGGGACTGGATAGAGTACCGTGGCGAGCGTTTCACGCTTGGGAGCGCGGTGGACATAAGCAAGAGCGCACCCTCCGGGGCTTACGGCTCGGGGTTCACCTGCAAGGGCGTGAGGTTCCTGTCCCTTTCTGACGAGCTTACGCGCTGCTCGTTCCTTGACATCGTGGAGGGCGACAACAAGATGCACTACACGGGGCTTCCCAAGTTCGGCTTCTTCTGCGCCACCGTGGATGATTTCGCCCGGCGCATACAGGCTAACCTTGACCGCGCCTACACCGGGGACGGCAAGTGGACTGTGGTTTGCGACCCCTCCCTGGCGGAGAAGGGCAACGTGTCGCTTTCCGCCGACGGCAAGACCGTGTGGGAGATGCTTTCGGAGCTTCCCGACAAGTTCGGCTGCAATTTCACGGTGTCGGGGCGCACGCTGACGATAGGGGTAAAGCCTGTCGAGGCGGGCAAGGTGTTCATGTGGGGCAAAGACGGCGGTCTTGACGGAGTTGACGTGTCGGGGGACAGCTCGCAGCAGGTGATAACCCGCGTGAGGGTATACGGCAGCACGAAGAATATGCCGGAACGCTACTACAACAAGATGAGCGATGCCGACGGAAAGAAATACGTCCCCGACAACATGGCTGTAAGCACGCTGATGCTCCCCTCGTTCCCCAAGACCACGCTCGACCCCTACATAGACAGCGGCAACATAGGCGAGCTTGGGGTGCGCGAGGGCGTGGTGTATTTTGACGGAAGCGGGGACAATGAGGAGATATACCCCACAATGGAGGGCATGACGGCGGAGGACCTTCGTGCGGCGGGCGTTTCGATAAGCCTTGACGAGGGGGACAACGGCAACCTTGACGAAGTGTTCGCTGCCGATGCGGTGGAGGCGGACGGCTATGTGGCGCAGGGGCAGACAGTAAGCCCCTCCACGTTCAAGATAACACTGAAGGACATAGGTTTTGACATAAACGGACAGCTCACCTCCTCCACGGCGAAGATAAGCATGAAGGACGGAATGTGCGGCGGCAGGGAGTTCGAGATAACCGGCTGCGCCAAAAGCGGCAACAAGTATGTGCTGACTTGCAAGCGCACGCTTGACAGCGACCTTGACCTGTACTTCCCCTACAAGGACTACAACGTGAAAGCCGGGGACAAGTTCGTGCTTCTTGACATAAGTATGCCGGAAGCCTACATACAGGCGGCGAGCGGGCGACTTCTGCTGAAAGGCACGGAATGGCTCGCGAAGAACTGCGAGCCGAAGCGCACGCTGACACCGAAGATATACGGCATATACATGGCGCGTCAGCATGACGAGGCACTGAAGTCTGGCGGAGTGAGCCTTCACAACACGCTGCGCGAGGGTATGCGCCTCCATGTGAAGGACGACGATTTGGGGATAGACACCGTGATAGGCATAAAGACCCTGACGATAAAGGAGGGCGGCGACAAGACCGTTCCTGAATATGAGGTTACGCTTGACGATGATGACGACACCGGGACTATCAGCAGGATGCAGGAAAGCATAGACGGCATAGTGAGCGGGGAAATAAAGATAAGCGGCGAGACTGTGATAAAGAACAGTCCTTGGCTGAAATCCGCGCTCGCCGGGAAACTTAGCAGGACGGACGATGACACTGCGAAGGGTGTGATAACTTTCCGCAAGGGGCTGAAGGTTGGGGACGGCAGCCGTGGCGTTGACGCTGCGGGCAACGCCGTGCTGAAAGACGTGTCGTCGGAGACGGTCTCCAATTCGGGGAAAATCACCAACGGCGGGGACATTGAGAACAGGAACGGCAGGGTTACGACAAAGACGCTTACTGTAACTGACGAGGCTAACGTGAAGAACCTCACCGTAACAGGCAAGGCTACGTTCTTCGAGCTTGAAATCCAAAAGGCTTCGGCTGCGGGGGGGCTTGGCATATACAGCCCCGGCTCGGCGAGGATAGACATTGTGGAGGAGAGGTACGACACCACTGGGACCGTGCTTCTCGGGTGGAAGTGCTGGACGCTCGCAAAGGACGCTGACGGCAACATGGTGCAGCAGACCCTGAAAGCGGGGGACAACGTTGTGTCGTTCACCTTCAACACAGGCGCGGGCAACTGGGACGGCTCGGCGAACAGGTGGTGGTGGCGCAGGGTTACGGCGACCACGTTCACCCCCACGCTGAAAGCGGACGGACAACGGTACATCAGCTTTACCGTAAACAAGACCTTATGTGCCGAGGGGAGCGACGAGCCGAAGGTTGGCGACAAGGTTTGCGTGTTGGGCAACAAGGACGACGCTTCGAGGCAGAACGCGATAGTGATATGCGCCCACAAGGGGCTTGACGCGGAGCTGACAGCCCCATACCTTGCGCAGTATGTGGGCATAAACGACTTCGACCTTGCAAGCCACAGGGAGAGCTGGTGGGGCTATGACGCAGACCACAAGGCGAGCAACCATTTCACCGGGAAGTTCAGCATAAGCGGCAGCTCGGGAAGCACGCCCATAGTGAACGACAGGGGCGCGTGGACTGCAAATCCGGCAGAGCCATACGAATACTATGACAGGGTGAGTTACGGCGGAAGCCTGTACCTCATGACCAACAAGACTGCGGGTACGACAACGGGCGTCCCCGGCGTTTCCACGGACTGGACTTTGCAGGTGAGCGCGGGGACAAACGGAAAGGACGGCGCGAAAGGTGCGGACGCTGTGGTATGGCGGCTGATACCCTATTCGGAGACCCTTGCTGGGGCGATAGTCAAGGGCAAGGCTTCTGACGGTACGGCATACAAGTCTTACCACATAAAAGGCACATTGCTTTACACGGCCGAGAAGTGGGAGGGCACGACAAGGACGAGGGTGTCCTTGGGCGATGATGTATTCTGGCGTTGGAAAACCGCGAAAGGCACGGCATGGAACAACGTGAAAACCGCAGAGTCGGCAATGCCCGACTGGATATATGACAAGGACGCAAACGACCCCTCCACGGCGGCGGAGGACAAGAGCCTTTATGCCGTTGTGGAACTTGTAGTTGGCGGAGCGGTCGCTGACAGGCGCACCGTGAACGCCATAACTGACGCAAAAGCCTACATGGACGTTGACGCGGACATGGGGCGCATAGAAATGGGCGTGTCGTCGGTTTCGGAGAGCATGCTGAAGATAAAGGATGACACGACAAGCCTCTCGTCGCGAATGGGCGATGCGGAGGCGAGTATTGCCACGAGCGTGCAGTACGACCCCGAAACAGGGAAAGTAATAAGCAAAGTAACCCTTTCCGCCGACAGGATAGACCTTGAGGGCGCGGTGAGCGCGAACAAGGAGTTCCGCATAGACACGTGGGGCAACGTGATGACAGGTGTCGCCCTGTCCCCCTCGGCGGATGCGGTGTCTTACATAGTCGAGGACAAGAGCAACCTTGTGTTCGAGGACAACGTAACAATAAAACTGCCCAACGACCCCGAATATATCGGGCGGCGTATGCTGATAATGGCGCAGCCGAAACACAACAGCGCGGGGGCGGTGCTGAAGCCCGGAACGAACGACCCTGTAACCGCCATGACACAGGCGGGGAAAATCACAATATTGACAGGGCGGACGCTGAACAGGTGGATATACGGCTACAACAACGGCGCAAGCATTTACACCTCTGCAAATGACACCTCGGACGCAGACGCGGTGAAAAGCGCGTTGGAGGGCTTGCAGTTCTTCGGAGGCAATGTGGTGTCTGAAAGCGGCGGCAGCTTTGTGCAGCCGTGGGAAATAAGCATACAGTGCGGCTACATCGAGCTGTTGGGCATCCCCTATGCCGTAAGCAATATGTACGCTGCTGAATACGCGGTCAAGGGCGGCGAAAAATACGCGGTTCACATGACGCGCAGCGATGACGGACTGATAGACGACTCCGACACCGCTAACGGCATAATGGACGTAACCCCGCTGGCGGAGGCTGACAGCCCTGCATTCGGGCAGGAGGGCAGTCCGTGGCGCAAAGTGCCACAGCTGTGCCAGTGGGTGGTCATCAACGTGAACGCGCAGCAATTCGGCAAATTGGCATGAGAAGCCTTGGCGCGACAACGCAAAATGTTTAACTTTGGAATAAATATGCAGAATATATGGCTGACGACACGAAAGTACAGAGAGTGAACTATGAGAGCGACTTCACGCTTATGCTGAAGCCTGTTGACGCGGAGGGCAACGCGGCTGACGCATTCCCTTCGGGTGATTTTGAGATAGTGTTCACCTGCGGGGGGCGTAAGTACTCATGCTCGCGTAAGGGGGACAAATACACGAACTGCAGGCTGAACGACGACGGCACGCTTACGGTGGTGTTCGACAGCCACAACCTTCTGCCCGGGGTGCTGAGGATGAAGATGTTCCTGCACCTGCCGAACGCGCTCTACCCGGACGGCGAGCAGACACTTGCGGGCGGCTGTATTGCCTTGGGCGTGGAGCTTGTGGCGTGCGGGGGCGACGACTTCACGACCGAGTTCGAGGCGGAGCTGGTGATGCCGTGTCAGGTTGACATCCGTCAGGAGGAGGGTCAGGAGACCGCCGCCGTGATGAGCCAAAAAGCCACCACTGACGCACTGGCGGTGAGGGACGCGGCTTTGCAGGAGCATATAGACAAGATGAGGGCGGAACTTATGGAGGCTTACTGTCTTATGATAGTGGGCGAAAACCCTGTGTTTGTCGGGAGTTCCGTCAACTATTCCATACAGGCTACAATCACGGAGACGGCAGACACCGTGAAAATCCTGCGCAACGGCACGGAGATAGGCAGCGCGGAGAGCGTGAGGATATTGTCTGTGAGCGACACGCCCCCGCTTACGGAAAGAGGGAAGATAACCTATGCCGCAAGGGCGGTGATAGGCGGCACTATGAAGGAGGGGCGTCTCGTGATTGACGTTGTACTGCCGATATACCTTGGCGCGGGGCAGGACGTGCAGCGCGTGATGACACCCGCCAACAGGCTCACGGCGCGGACAAAGCCGAAGGGCGCGTGCAGCGTGAGGGTTGACAGGGCGGGCGACTGGCTGTGGATAGCCGTGCCTGACGACATGACTTTCGCGGGCGCGGAAATGGGCGGCTTCGAGCTGCCTTTCAGCCTTACTGACGATTACGTCAAGGACTACAAGGTGTATCGCTCGGACAGCGCGTACAAGGCAGGAACTATGGAGATAAAACTATTATAAACTATAAAAGGCTATGGCAACAATAAAAGTAGGTGGACAATTAGAGAGCGTTGCGGTTGACGAGAAGCTCGTCGATGCGGCGCAGGTCAAGGACGCGAGCAGGGACAACCTTTCGCAGAAGGACATAAACAATGAGCTTTACTCACGCACGGCGCAAAGCAGCGAGGAGCTGAAAAGCTATGTGAAGAAGACGGACTACGAGACCGACAAGGCGGAGATAAAGAAAAGCATAACGGACAACAAGAGTGCGGCAGACACCGCAATAAAGAACTTACAGGACGGCAAGTTCGACAAGTCGCAGCTCATAAAGTCGGACGCGCCCCTGTCATCGACTGATGACAGCGTGTACACCTCGAAAAAGACGGACGCGCTGATTGAGAAGGCGAAAGGCTCGGCTTCAACCGACCTCGGGACGGCGAAAACCGAGCTGGAGGCGAAGATAGACACTAAGCTCGACAAGGCGAAAATCAAGAGCAAGAAAAGCACAACAGCGGGGGACGTTTACGATGCGCCGTATGTGAACACGGAGCTTGACAAAAAGCAGGACAAGCTGACGGCAGGGACAAACATAAAGATAGAGGGCAGCACGATAAGCTGCACGATAGACACCACGCTGTACAAGGTAGTGGCGACACTTCCCGCAAAGCCCGCCTCGGGGGACATGAACAAGATACACCTTGTGCCGTCTGACGAGACCGCGACAAAGAACGTATATAAGGAGTACATTTGGAAAGGGGACGCTTGGGAGCAGCTGGGCGAGTACCAGTCAACGGTAGACCTAACTCCGTATTTCAAAAAATCCGACATAACGCAGACGCTGACCGCGACCGACAAGGAAAAAGTGCCGAGCAACAAGGCGGTAACGGACGCGCTGAACAGTCTTGCGTTCGTTGCGGGCATCGTGCAGGGGCATTATGCGACTGAAGCTCTGATACCCTCTGACGCGGCAGACGGCACTTATTTGGTTGACGCAAACGCTGCCGGCACGGCGGGCAGCTACATAGTAACCGTTTCGGGCGGCAGCGTGATAGCGCAGAGCGAACACCTCTCGACACAGAAGGGCGTGATGTACCTCACGAAGGACGGCACTGTGTGGAAGGACGCGCAGACGGCGGCGTGGGTCAATATGGGCAGGATGCAGACTGGCAACACGTGGACGGTAACGAAGAACACTGACGGCTCGTGGAAAGGCTTTAGCTACATGAACGCCAAGGCGGGCGACACCGTGATAATAGACAGCACGCAGTACACGCTGGTCAAGTGGAGCACAAGCGGCGAGGGCTGGCTGGCAGACCTTACTGTCAGCGACAGTGGCGCAAAGAAAGCCAAAATGGATGTGAAGTACGTTTGGGTGAGGAGCAGCGGCGCGGTGTACATTGACGACTATGAGGCTGGCGTAACGGTTGATGACGCGCTTTCTGAAAGCAGCGAGAACCCTGTGAAGAACTGGGTGATAAACGCGAGCCTGAACGACTTGCAGTCGCAGATTTCGGTGATACAGGCTGAAAAGGCGACATTCACGGTGAAGCGCGCGGAGAGAAGCGCGGTGTACTTCGTCGGGGCGGCTATAGACGCTTACATACAGGCTGACTGCTCCATAACGGCGGACTTGATAAGGATTTCGCAGGGTGGAGCAACGAAGAACAGCGTAACGAACGCGAAGACGTGCCTATACCACGAGGTAAAGGCGGCGGGCGCGACTACCGCTCCGACCACCCTCACCTATAATGCAAAGGCGGTGATAGGGGACGTGGAAAAGACCGCGAGCGTGAGCATAAGCGTTGTCAACCCGATGTACGTCGGCGCGGGGGCTGCATACGCGGATGTTGTCGTTGAGAACTGCAAGCAGAGCGCACGCACTTCCGCAAACGGCACTTACAACGTTACGGTAGCGTCTGCCGGACAGTACGTGTTCTTTGTCGTTCCGAGCAGCATGACGATAAACAAGGTTACGCTTTCGGGCTTCGACTTCCCCCTCTTGGCGGCGGACACGACAAGCAAGAGCGGCTACAAGATATACAAGAGCGCGAACACCTACAAGGCAGGGACGCTTACTCTTGTTGTGAGCTAAGACTTGGGTGATTTCATTGTTATTGGTTGGACGCGGGGCGGGGTTGGAATGCCCTGTCCCGCTTTCTTAATTAAAAAAGGATTATGGCAAAGATAAAAGTGAGCGGCGAGCTTGAGGTTGCGACCGCTGAGGGGAAGCTGGCGGACGCGGCGCAGGTGTTTGACAGCACGCTGCAAAAGAATCAACAATACATTAATAAGGAGTTCAAAGAAGCCCTCGCAAAACTTACGCGAAAGAAAAGAATCTTCATAAAACATTATTCTTCATCAAAAACATATGAAGGAATGTTTGCATATGTTATTCCCGGAGAAACAATAAAATTTGGCGTATATACAAGTGCAAAAAATAACATATCTATAGAGGCTATTGCATTTAATTCTTCAAAGGAAAATCCTACAATAACTGTTGCAAATCCAGTAGTAACAGCTTTAGGTAGTTATGTTTTTCATGTGATTTCAATGACAATTCCTACAGATGTTGCAGATGGGGATATTTATCTATATAAAATAATAACTATAACGTCTTAATTATGAAATACTTAAAATTAGATGAGGTGTATAGGATTAACCGACTGGAAGGCATGACCGATGAGGAGTGGGATGAGGAGAATGAAAGGAAGATTGGGGATGTGTAACGTGTAAAAGGTTTGGGTTATGAACGCGAAGGAGAGGGAGCTGCACAGGATAGTGGATATAGTCGTTGGTTGCTGCTCGGTGAGTTTCGGCGGCAGGGTTTCGCTGTCGCGTGCCGAGGTTTTGGGCAAAGGTCGCGGCGAGGTTCTCACGATGACGCGGTGCATCCTCGCCTCGCTCATAATCGCGGCGGGCTTCAGCGTCTCCACCCTTGCGGGTCTCACGGGGCGCACCGCCACGAGCGCGAGATACCTCGTGAGCCTTGACAGGCAGTTCCACAAGACCTCGCGTGCCTACAGGATTGCAAGCGCGGAGGCGGCGGAGCTGTGTCGCGAGGCGTGGAGAAAGGACGACGAGGAAAGGGGGAAAGAGAAAGAGTAACGCGCAAGCAAAAGGCGTGCAGTCATGAGGGCTTATGTCCTTGTGGCTGCCTGTTTTTTGGCGGGAAACGGAATAATGCCTATATTTGCACGGCAATGAAACAAAAAACAGACTGACCATGAACGGCATGATTGAGGACAAATACGCTTACGGCAGTGTTGATGTCGCGGAGTATATCGTTGCTTACGCCAACGAGAACCATTTTGTCGTGAACATGACAAAAATGCAGAAGCTCCTTTACATCGCCTATGGGGTGTACCTTGCCGTGAAAGGCAGAAGGCTCACGGACGAACACCCGCATGCATGGCCATACGGTCCTGTTTTCCCGCGCACCAGAAGAAAGCTGCTTGACGTTCCGTTCGACAATGTGGATTACCCGGAAAAGTTGTCGGGGAACGCGGAGCTGCGCTCCCTTGTCAGGCTTGTGTTTGACAATTTCGGAAAATACAACGCCGCAGCCCTTTCCGAGTGGTCGCACAAGCCCAACTCACCGTGGGACAAGACGGTTTCGGGAGACGGCTTCCGTTGGGGGGATTTCATATCTGACAAGGACATAAAGCCTTATTTCTACAATCTGATAGTATGGAACAAGAATGACGCGCAACGGTGATTTAGAGAACATAGACAGTTTCAAGGTAACCATTGGCGACAATCTGAAAACAGTCGGGGACATAGACAAGTCGTCAATGCGCGAGCAGAAGAACGAGAGGTACAGGCAGGACACGAAGTTCCGCAGACACCTCACCTGTTGGGTCATGGTAATTGTCCCTGCATGGCTGGTGGCGGTTGTTGTTGTCCTGTTTTTCTGCGGGTTCTCCCTGTGCGAGCTGTCCGATGTCGTGCTGTCAACCCTCTTGGCGACGACAACGGCGAACATTCTGGGGCTGGCGTACATTGTGCTGAAAGGAATGTTCCCCCTCCATGCCGTGCGGGACGGAGGCAGGACAAGGGACAAAAATAGAGGACCTGACTGACTGTAAGCAAAACGAAAGCAGAACGCAAATAAAAGCGAGGCAGACGGAAAGAAAAACGTCTGCCTTCTTTTTTGCGCCCCACGGATGAATGCGGAACTTTGCAACAAGCCCGACAATGGGCGAAACGTCTAAAATAAGTGATTATGGACATGGAGAACGGACACAAGGAGATTGTGGAGAAGAAGGTCTATGAGGAAGGCAAGAAGGAGTACGCGAGCAACGGCAAAGGCAACGCGGCCCTCACACTCGGCATCATAGGCACAGCCCTCGGCGCGGGTGCGCTCTGGGGCAGGGGCAACGGCATCTTGGGCATTGGCGGAGGCGGCAACGCGCCGGAGAACGTCAACATACAGGTTGCGCGTGAGGCAATGGCATCGGGTGCGGGCGCACCGACCGCATTCCAGGCGTGGGAGCATGGCTGTGAGGAGGCTCTTGCGCTCACCAACACCATTTGGGGCTTGAAGGTGAACACGCAGGGACAGCTCGGCAAGATGCGCGAGCAGGACATCGCGGAGAAGTTCAGCCTGTACAAGGGCATGACGGAGGCGGCTTTCGGACTGTACAAAAATCAGATTGACGCGGACTTCAGCCTTTACAAGAACCAGCGCGACATGTATGACGCGCTTGACGGCAAGTATGCGGCGAAGTTTGCGGAACTTGACAAGAAGGTGGCTGTAATGGAGGCTGTGCGCCCCTATCAAGACAGGCTGCTCATGGACTACACCGACAAAAAGACCTGCCGCTGCATCTACGGCGAGCTTGTATTGCCAAGCACGCCGACCGTAACAGGGTATCAGGGCGCAAACCCTTTCGGCTGCAACTGCGCAAGGCAGGCGGCGGCACAGACGGCGTAAGGCGCAAGGCTGCACGCAGGAGGCGCGTAAATTAGTTGGTGGGGGGCTGCCCCTCGCGGGGCTGTCTCCCGCCTTTTTCACCACATCAACTAAAAAGGGAAACATGGACATGAATTTTGACCCTGTGCTGCAGCAGGGACAGGGCGGCGGCATGACAGCGATAGCACAGGAGCGGGAAAGGCTGGCGCGGCAAATGGAGGAGCTGCGCCGGAACTGGAAGCAGCCGCAGCCGGAGAACGGCACGCCCGTATGGGACGAGATAGACAGGATAACGCAGGGGCTGACATCGGGCGAGTTCCGCTGCCTGTCGGATAACGCGGAGTTTCAGGAGAGCAACGCTTTGGTTACTTCGCTGTTGCAAAGGGAGTACATGAGGATGATGCGTCCGCTTGTGGAGGGGACGCGGGACGGCAAGGAAGCGTTGGAGAAGCACCTTACGCTGCTGAAACGGCTCGTCAAGAGCGCGAAGGACGATGCGGAGCGCAAGAGCGCGATGATGAGCGACTACATGGAGAACCATGCCGACATGACATTCAACGACTACATAAAGATGATGAAGAAAGGAGGGAAGAAATGAACATAGACGAGATAAAGGAGAGGATATGCGGCGCGTTCACCTCGTGGGCGGAGCGCAAGATAACCGAGCTTGCCTCGGGAAACCCGCACATGGGGGTTATAGCCCCTTATCTGAAAAGAGGGGCGGAAAACTGGGTGAACCGCGAGCGCGAGCGTATCGGCAGGATGCTTGACAACGCATCGCTTTTCGTAGCCGACAAGGATGGGGACATAAACCTGCGCACGGTTACGGACGACATGATTTCGGTGTTCCGCGAAATGGACGAGGCGGAGTTCGGGGACGGCATGGTGCGCGGCACTGCCGGAAAGGGCGTGATAAAGGTCGGTTTCCCCGACAACCCGATAGTCTCGCTCCTTTTCGGGGACGGCTGTATGCTGAAGATAACCGCCGACGACTTGGCGGAACTCCGCGACATGATGCTGGAGAAATAAGGAAAAGCCGGCATGGGGAATGTTTTTATATGTCCCTGTGCCATTTTTATATGTCCTGTCTGTTTGGATATTTATTCAAAGTTTTTATCTTTGTAAATGTCAAAAACGGAACGGTCATGTCAATAATGGGAACTTATAAGGGGGAATCGATATGGGAGGCGGAATTTTCAGGAGTGTCAAAAACCCATTGCGCGTCAAACCCATGAGTTGGGCGGGCATTTTCAAGGCGGCTATATCCGTCATGGGCGGCTTGGCAGGTTGGGTGGTGGCGGAGTTCAAGCCCGCGTTCCCCCTTGTTGTAGTGGCTGTGATATTCATCCTTTACGACACATGGACGGCGTACAGGCTTGACAGGCGTGCGCACGCGGCTTATCCCGAAAGGACGGCGCGGCACGAGGCGAAGTTCACGAGCTTCGCGTTCGGCAAGGTGGTGAAGCAGACGATACCCAAGAGGCTGTGGCTGATATTTTTGGCATACCTGGCGGAGCATTGGGTTTTCGTACCTATACACATCCCCCTGTCTTACGTGATAACAGGCGTGATATGCTTCGAACAGGCATGGAGCATTTTGGAAAACGAGAGTTCTTGTCGCCCCGAGGCTGAACACAGGTTCTGGAAGGCACTGCAACAGATAATGGTTGACAAGACCGCAAGGCATTTTGACGTGGATTTGGAAAAATTGGAGAAAGGAAATGGGAAAGATAAGGAGGTTTCTTCAGAGAGCGGACAGCCTTATAGGCAGAATCCCGCTTGACTTCACGCTGCACTTCATCGTGAGCGCGGAAATTGTCTGGGTTTTCACCGTGCTGTTCGCCCTGTGCGGGTGCAGCATGATGCAAGCCATTGCCGGCAGCATGCTTACAGCAATGTTTTTCGGCATTGTAAAGGAGACAGTCATAGACATCGTGATTAAGGGAGGCGTTGCCGATGACAGGGACATAGCCGCAGACGCTTGTGGGGCGGTGTCCGGGGCATTGCTGATAATGACAGGCGCGTTATTCTGGTGACAATGGCTAAGTACAGGGCAAGCAACACCCTTGTCGCCGCGATAAAGGGCTTTGAGGGGTACATATCCACACCGTACAAGTGTGCCGGCGGGAAATGGACGATAGGCTACGGACACACCCGTGGCATAACCGCCCGGATGCGCGTTACCCCAGAGGAGGCACACAGGCTGCTTATGCAGGACTTGCGCAGCGTTGAGGAAAAGGTGAACGCCTTGGGGGTGTGCAGGACGCAGGGGCAGTTTGACGCGCTGTGCGATTTCGCGTTCAACCTCGGCAGCGGCGCGTTGGAGGGCAGCACCCTGTTGTTCTTGATACGCAACAACGCGAAAGAGCCTCTGATAAGGGGGGAGTTCGCACGTTGGGTGAGAGCCGGCGGAAAGATTTGCGCCGGTCTTGTGAAACGCCGCGCATGGGAGGCGGACAGATATTTTGAGGAATGAGTGAAAAAACTTTCAAAATATTGACAGGCGCGTGCGTCTTTGCCTTTTGCTTGCTCGTGGGGAAGTGTACACACCACTGCATTACAAATCCAGTGCGGGACACCGTGCGGGCTGTGTATGTTGACACGGTGAGGTACGTGCTGCCTGTGGCGCGGGACAGCGTTGTATTGCGGTATATAAAAGTGCGTGTTCCGCGTGCGGACAGCGTAAACGACACCTTGGGAGGCAGATATAAAAATAGCGGAGGGACATATAAAAACAGCGACAGCGCGGAAGTGGAGATACCTATCACGCAGAAAAAATATTCGGACACGACTTACACGGCGTGGGTTAGCGGCTTCCGCCCCGCGCTTGACAGCATACACGTTCACCCCCGCCGCGAGGTGGTTACGGTAACGAACACCGTGAGGGGCAAGCCCAAGCGTTGGGGCGTGGGAGTACACGCGGGATATGGCGTTACTCCGCACGGCTTGCAGCCGTACATAGGGGTGGGGGTGAATTACAGCATACTGGATTTCTGAACCATTGCAATTTTTTCATTGTTTGTTTTTAGAGGGAAATGGCGGCAATCCGTGAGGACAGCCGCCATTTTTCAAACCGTGAAAAATCTTCACGCTTATTCAGTCTCCGTTCCATCTTCCTTCATCCCGAACGGCGTGCCGTCTGCAAACAGATAATCCGTAAACAGATAG